AAGATTTTATAAAAAAAAAACGACCTTCCAATTTAAAAAACTTTGTTAAAAAGACGAGCCATGAGCACTCCAAAGTTGTATTGCCTATCATAAAGGACATTAATGAAAATGACCCTTATTTAAGAACAAAAGGATTAAAAAAAATAATATCTAAACTAATTATAAATGACTAACTCACAAAAAAAAAAACTTACTAAAAAAACAAGTACTTCTAAATTAAATTGTAGCCCAACTAGAAAATTAAAGTATACTTGCTATGTGCCAACGAGTTTACATAAGATGAAGACCTCATGGAATAGTTATTATCCAAATAATAAAATCAAAACAAATGACACCTTCGCAATTTGGAAGTTTATAAAAGAAAATTTGAAAGATAAATGTTCAAATGAAAAATGTTGGATGTTTCAACCTTTTATGTCAAAAAATTTAGATAAACAATTAACCACGTTCACCTTTGCTCCGCCGTCGCCAAGAGAATGGAAAAAAAATCCTTATACTTGGTTAACAAATTTTGATATAGAGAGAGTTTTAAAACAATATGAATATACGTATCCAAAGTTTAAATTAATCGGAGCATCCTCAATTGACTTTGATACCAAAATAAAAGATAGATGCGTTTATGAGGAGTTGTGTAAGTTTCAGCTAACTGACTTTATTAAAAAAAATATTACAAAAATAGGCATTGTTTTAAATACGGATCCACATTATTTAACCGGATCTCATTGGATTTGTATATTTATAAATATTACGCTTAAGTATATTTATTTTTTTGATAGCAATGGAACAAAAGCACCAAACCAAGTCGTTACCTTTATTAATAGAGTTAGCGAACAAAGTAACGCGATAGGAACACCCTTCAAAATCATATACAATACGATTCCCCATCAAAAAACAAATACGGAGTGTGGCATGTATGTCTTATATATAATCATAACACTCTTAAAGAAGGAAACCTATCCTAATTTTAAAGCAATCATTCCAGATTCTAAGGTTGCCTCGTTGCGTAAAGTATTGTTTAATGAAGTGAATTAACTTGGTCGAAGAATACAATTCTAGATTCTAGATTCTAGATTCTAGATTTTGATTTTAATTTTATAATTTATAGTTTATAATTTATAAAATATAAATAGTAAATGAAGTAACTATATATATTTGCTAAGATGTCTAACTTTGTATCAAATGAGAATAAAGCATTTATTTGGCAGATGTTAATGGAGTCAAATGCCTTTAATAATCTTTCAAATGATAAATTTCATCAAATAACCTTACTCTATGAAAAAATCATTAGTGAAATTGCGCCACATACAAGTATGAATTTAATTGAAAAAAACAAACTACTCATGAGTAAAATGGTTGAACTATTAGCAACTATAAAAATGGAGCGACGAAGTGATCGGTTACAACCAGTTGAAATTAAAATGGATGAAAAAATAGTAGAAACAGAGTATATTAAATTAGTAAATCACAATAAACCAAAAGAAATCAGTTTTAATGAAAAAATAGATAAACCATTTAATCCAAACGAATTAAATACAAAATTAAATGAAATTATAAATTCACGCTCCTACGACATTCCAACTCCACAAGCAAATAAATTGAGTGATAAAAAGGTTGCGTTTGCTGCGAACATAGAATCCATTGAGGAAGTCGAAGTCATAACGATTGAAAAAGTATATACATTATTACAAACCATGGCAAAAAAGCAAGACACAATGATTGAAATGCTAACAAATTTAAAACGTTAACCACAATTTAATTTAGAATCACGTCTCTCTGTTCATAGTTTGGTTCGCGGCCAAAGGGTGCCGTATTTTTAAATGAAATTGTTCCAATGACAATCGGAGTTTTTGATTTTATAGAATCTAAGGTATAAAGCGCGGTTTCAACAATTCGATCAACACTTTCATTGCTTGGATTCAAATCAAGTATATTATAACCACATGCGACGCTTTGACCCTCTTTATTGGTTATCATGATTGGTTTAATTTCGATTGTTTTAGTCTGTTTATTTAATTTTTTAGAATCGTCTTTATCGTCGGTTTCAATGGAAGGCGTGTAGATATATTTACTAGTGTTTACGGAACCAATGGATAAACATCTTAATTCGGCATTTGAACCGCTATGTAAATTACAATCGATGGAGGCTTCTTTCATATTTTTTAAAATTTCTTGTGAGATACTTTCTTTTTGTCGTGAGATTTCATAAAGTGCTTGGTCGCTTGTTAAAAAGGGATCTTCATTGGTTTTATAAAGCATATAGATGCTTTTATCTAATGAACTTTTATCTTGTTTTTTTAATTCTTTTGAGGCATTGTCAACGAGCTCTTTTGTAAATTCCATTAAATATAAAAATACTTCTACATTTTGTTTCTCGGGAGGTAAATTTTTATGACTACAAATTCTACGGGCTCGACCAATAACTTGGTCATTTCTAACAGGATGCCAATAGGGTTCTGTAATATGTACATATCGTACATTACTTAATGAAATGCCTTCTGCTCCAGATGCGGTAATCATAATAATTTTTATGATGGATCCGTAAATGTTTTTGTTGCCACCATTGCTAGCATCTAAGGTAAGTAATTCTTCGTATAATGATTTCGTAGAACCGGTGTCTAAGGAGTCCCAATTACTATTAAAAATGCTTCTTAAAATCTCTTTTTCTTCGGGTTGTTCTGTTCCTGTATATAAAATATATTTTGGTTTTGCCATGTCTTCTGGTTTCATGTTCAATTTCCATTCGCCTTGTAGTTTTGAAATTTTAAATTGAGCAAACCCATTTGCTTTTAATACCAAGGATAAAATACCAATTCCTTCTAAAGTTCTAAATTGACTATAAATTAAATGCGTCCCTTCATTGCTCGTATCTAATAATTTTGTTACAATTGTTAAAAATTTAGGGCTATAAATTGCCAGATTATCTCTTGTTAAAAATTCGTCGCGGCGTTTATCTAAGGTATCTAATGCCTTCATAATTCTTGATGCGTAACTTGTTATTTCTTTGGAGGATTGTGCTTCTCTTTCGCCGTCGCCTTCACCTTCTCTTTCACCTTCGCCTTCTCCTATTTCATTTGAAACCAACACAGCATCCAAAAAATCTTCATTTGTTTCTGCTGTAATACTCTCGCTAATGGAGGTACTCTCTCTTGGCAAAGGTCTTATTATTTCAGGAGCAGGAAATACAAAATTACAAAACGCACGAGAGAAAATTCGATAGGTAGACGCAGAGTCAAATAAATCGCCCGGAGCTTTTTGCGCATTTTTTTTGGCATTATTTCTTTCTAATTTACGCTCTTCTGCGCGTGCTTTCTCATATTCCTCGAATTGAAATTTACTCATAGGAACTAAGACAATATTAAAATTCTCGGCTTTATTGTATTTTGGAAGAAGAGCATCTATATCTGGAAAATAAGAAACTAATCCTAAAATTCGTCGTTTAAATAATTCCATATTTTTTAGTTTAATTGGATCACCTCTTTTGCTTGCTTCTAAAAAATATTTATTAAATTCATCTTTATTATCTGGTAAACATTTATTTGCTTTGAACGTAATTGAGGCATCTTCTGTCCGAATATTTTCTTCTAATAAAATTTGTCGTATAAGAGTTATAAAGTCTGAATCATTAATCATTCCAGTTTCATTCAATTCAACTCCAGAATAATTTTTATATTTATTGATGGTTGAAATAAACCCAAATGGATTTTTTGTAATTGTTAAAGTAGGTTCTGGTGTGGCTTTAAATCGTAAATAATCTATGTTCGAATTTAATTTGGATGCGAATAATTTTGTTAATGAAAGTTCGGTTAGTTTAAAAGAACCTTCATTTATTAATTTCAGTTGCCATGTATTTATAGTTCCGCGCAAAATGTTCATCATAATTGCGATTTCGTGTGGATAATTAATAATAGGAGTACCAGTTAAAAGTATAATTTTAGTATTTTCTGCGCTTTGTAAAGAATTATATAATTTCATTGCAAGTGATTTTGGTCGCTTTATTTGATTCACAATTCTACTAACAAAATTATGTGCTTCATCAATTACAATTATTTTATTAGAAAATGGGTTGCCTCCAGCTTGTTCTACCATACTATCAAACTTTTTCTCTCGTAAGCCGTTGTATCTAACAAAGGTATATTTGTTTTTTAACATGCTGTCAATTTGATCATTTAAACTTTTTTGTTCGCTAAGAGTTAGCGTACTATAATTTGGTGATTTATTGTTATCTATGAACCACGCACCACCATTTTTTTCTATTACTTTAGGAGAAAGCGACAATACGCTTGCCAATGCGTCTTTCAACTTTGGATTTGTTTTTATACTAATAAATTCCCAATATTGATTGTTTCTATATAATATATCACCGCATTTTTTAAGTTCTTGTTTATAATTTTCTTCTAGTGATTTTGGCAATAAAATCATAACTTCTTTTTCGCTTTTAATTCCTTCTACGATGGCAATAGAAGAGCAGGTTTTGCCCGATCCTAACCCATGATATAACAATAACCCTCGGTAAGGTGTAATTAAATTAATGTAATCTCTTACTATCATTTGATGTGTCAATAAACTAAATGGATCATCACCGCTTTTATCACATTTATATTCCTCTAAATTTTCTAATAATTTTTTTTTATATGGCTCAAAGAGTCGATTTATAAAGTTAATAAAATATTCGCGATTATTCATGTAATATTGAGGCGATTTAATCGTGATTACTTTCTTGGCTGGAAGGCGCCGAGTTAATTCGTGTAAACTTTCTGGATCAACCACGAGTTTGATTGCTGGTTGTGGTTCTTTGCGCGTTCCAATCCCAACTCCAGTCTTACTCTGTTTTTCAGCATCCATTATTTTTTGAGCTGCTGTTGGATCCACACGGCTCTTGCTACTACTGGTACTGCTGGTACTGCTGCTATACTTTGATAAACTCCATAATACTTTTTGAAAATAGGCTTTAATCGTGTCTTTGTCCAACATGCTTGTCGCAAACGTAAGACTATTTTTAGCAATTTCGTCACATGTTTTATCATTTCCAATACACCATTGAATCTGTTCTTCTAAATCGGATAAATCCGATTTGATAGGTATATAATGTTTCATTGGTTGAATAAGATGATCTACCCAAGAAGTGTAGTCGCTTTTGACTCTTAAAATTAACGAGCCAGTTCGCATTGTTGTAAGCAATCGATACGCATTTACATTGCCATCTATGTGAACAATATATTTATAAGTACTTTGGTCTTTCATTGTTAAAAATTTGGCAGGCTTAATATTTGTATTTAACATACCAATACCATGAATTGGATCAAACTTAATGGATTTACTATCTATTGTTTTGTTTTGACTTGTAATTCCAAAATCAAACAAGTCTTTGTTTGAGGACTTAAATTTTAATGTGATTAATTTTAATCGTTGATTTGTTTCTGGCGTATATCCACACCCAGAAGGACCGCCTCGAAATACCGCTTTCACTTTTTTAGCACTCCAACTTGTAGTATAGTCATTATATTCAGATTGTTTACTAAAATTGATGTCATCATAATTTGGAATTGGAATGTCTAAATAATTTTCTTGCCCAGACATTGATAAAATGGGGATATGTGCTTTAAAATTATATTCTTCCAATGGTAAATCGCCTGTAACCATTGGAAAAGGTTCGCGGCCGTTTGCGGTTAACAGGATCGCATCGGTTAAATTTAAAATAAATACACCATTTGGCAATTTCATATTTTTAACAATAGTAGCATATAAATTTTCTTCTACATAGCGTGTGTCTTCCGTCGTTGGTTTATATTGTTCTTTAAAAATACATTGTAATATTCTAACCGGTTTTTTCAACTCTTTTTTAATAAACTTTTTTTGAGCTTCCGTGATTAATTCGTTCTTTTCCAAAGAAGGCAAATGGATTGAATTTAATGCCGCAATAAAACTTGGTGCTGCTTCGGTCATTTCAACTTTATAAATCACATGATTTGTATCCATAATACATAACATATAAAACGAATGATGTAATTTTTTGAACAAGTAGTCTAATGTGTTTGTGAATGCTTGTTCTGTCATTTGCCAAATTGGATTGAGTACTTGAGGTGGCGCATCGAAAGGATTCGGATTTGATTTATTAAAATCGACGAATTTGCTCGATGTTGCGTTTGAAATGTATTTTTTCCCTATTGCTAATGCTTCCTCATAACTATTTATTATTTTCATTTTACCATCTTCTATGGTATCAAATACGACTGGTACGACTGGCAAAGGTACGACTGGCAAAGGTACGACTGGTAAAGGTACGACTGGCAAAGGTACAACTGGTTTTTTTGATTTGGGTTCTTTAAAGGTGTT